GAAACCAACTCGTAAAAGAGTTAGAGCCAGGATTGAATGCTTTATTCGGCCTGGAATACAAACAGTATGAAAATCAGACAGCTGATATTTTTACTACAGAGTCATCTGACAGAGCTTTTGAAGAAGAAGTAATGTTAAGTGGATTCGCTCAAGCACAAGTGAAACCGGAAGGTGCAGGTGTTACATACGATAACGCTCAAGAAACTTTCACAGCTAGATACACTAACGAGACAATTGCTCTCGCTTTTGCTATCACTGAGGAAGCAATTGAGGACAATCTATATGACAGACTGGCTTCTAGATACACTAAAGCTTTAGCAAGATCTATGGCTCAAACTAAACAAGTTAAAGGTGCAGTTCCATTTAACAATGGATTTGGTACGTTCACTTCAGGTGACGGATCAGCACTTTTCGCTACTAATCACCCTACAATTGCTGGAACTGTTTCTAACACACTAGCAACTGCGGCTGACCTTAACGAAACTTCATTGGAGCAATCATTAATTGATATCGCTGCAATGACTGACGAAAGAGGTTTAAAAATTGCTGCTAAGGGTATGAAGATGATCATTCCATCTGCACTACAATTCACAGCTGAAAGACTTATGGCTTCTGCTGGTAGAACTGGAACTGCTGATAATGATATCAACGCACTTAAATCTATGGGGATGATTCCTCAAGGTTACTCTGTTAACAATTACTTAACAGACACAGATGCGTTTTTCATTATTACAGACGTGCCAAATGGTATGAAACATTTCGAAAGATCTCCATTGACTACTAAAATGGAAGGTGACTTCGATACTGG